ATCGCTAAGGTCAAGAAGGAGCTCAATGTCGCCTACGGAGACGACAAGGACACCGCGCTCATCAAGCCAATGTTTGGCAGCGCCAAGCTGGCCACCACTGGCAGAAAGCCAGACATACTAATTATCGAAGATAAAGGAAGTGGCATCTCGCTGAGGCAGATGCTGGAGCGGGAGGGCATAGAGGCCTATGCTTACAACCCGGGCCGGGCTGACAAGCTAACGCGTCTGCACATGGTGAGCTCCGTATTCGCACGGAATCAGGTTTGGATTCCAGAAAGCGGAAAATTTGCAAAGCGGCCGATGACATGGTGCAACGACATGCTCGACCAGCTATGCACCTTCACCGGATCCGGCAGCATCAAGCACGACGATTACGTTGATTCCGTTACTCAGGCAATCAGGCTCATGATGGACAAGAATCTCTTGGCCGATGTCAAGAAGTCCAATATGGAGTATGATCGTCCGCCAAATCGCCCTCTGATAAACCCTTATGCGTCTTGAGGATTGATACATGGAAGAAGCCGAAAACGAATTGCCCGAAGGGGAGATCGTAGAGCTTCCTGAAGAGGAGGACGATGTTCGCGATACCGACGACGGTGGCGCGATTGTTTCCCTCGAGGACGAGGCGCCGCCAGCCGGCAAGTCTGACTTCTATGCCAACCTCGCAGAGGATATGCCGGAGATCGATCTCAAGCGCATGGCCTCTCGCTTCACCGAACTGATTACCAGAGACAAGGAAGCTCGAGAGAAGCGCGACAAGCAGTACGAGGAGGGCCTGCGTCGCACCGGTCTCGGTGACGACGCCCCGGGCGGGGCCTCATTCCAAGGCGCAAGCCGTGTAGTACACCCGCTGCTCACCGAGGTCTCGATTGACTTCGCCTCCCGGGCGGTCAAGGAGCTCCTGCCCCCGTCCGGCCCGGTCAAGGATCTGGTCGTCGGTGAAATTGACGAGAAGAAGCTCAGGAAGGCCAAGCGCAAGACCCAGTTCATGAACTGGCAGCTCACGGTTCAGGTTCCCGAGTTTCGCTCGGAGCTCGAGCAGTTGTTCACTCAGGTTCCGCTGGCCGGCGTCCAGTACCTGAAGGTCACGTGGAACGAGGCCCGAAACCGGCCAAGCTTCCAGTTTGTTCCGATGGACGACGTCCTGCTGCCGTTTGCAGCCACCAACTTCTACAGTGCCCAGCGCAAGACCCACGTTCAGTACATCACCAAGCTTGAGTACGAGAACCGCGTCAAGAGCGGGATGTACCGCGACGTCGACCTTGTTCCGGCAAGCAATGAGCCCGAGCAATCGAAAGCGGCTCAGGCGAACGACAAGATCGAAGGCCGCTCCGAAACGTCCTACAACGAGGACGGACTGCGGACCATCTATGAGGTCGATACGTTCGCCGAGATTGAAGATGAGTATGGCTCGGCGCCGTACATCATCACAATCGACAAAAACTCCAGCAACGTCCTGTCCATCTACCGCAACTGGGAAGAAGACGATGACACACTTGAGGAACTGATCTGGATGATCGAGTTCCCGTTCGTGCCGTGGCGCGGCGCGTACCCGATCGGCATCACTCACATGGCCGGCGGCCTGTCCGCCGCGGCGACCGGTGCCCTGCGCGCACTGCTGGACGCTGCCCACATCAACAACAGCCAGACCATGCTGAAGCTCAAGGGCGGCAGCCGTGGCGGCCAGACCTTGAACCTGCAGCCGACTCAGGTTGAGGAGATCGAGGGCGGCCTCAACGTCGACGACGTTCGCAAGATTGCGATGCCGTTGCCGTTCAATCCGCCGAGCCCGGTGCTCATGGATCTGCTCGGCTTCTTGGTCAACGCCGGAAAAGGCGTCGTCCGCACAGCGCTTGATGACACGGGAGACATGAACCCAAATGCTCCAGTGGGAACCACCTTGGCTCGCATTGAGCAGGGAATGGTCGTCTTCTCTGCAATTCATGCTCGCCTTCACGATGCAATGGGGCGCCTGCTTCGCGTCCTGCACCGCCTCAACGGCATGTACCTTGACGATAAAAAGATCGCCAAGGAAGTTGGAGAGGCACTGGTCAGGCGAAGTGACTTCACTGGCCCGATGGACGTTGTTCCCGTCTCTGATCCAAACATCTTCAGCGAGGCTCAGCGCTTTGCTCAGGTGCAGGCAGTCTCGCAGCGCGCAGCATCCTTGCCGCAGCTTTACAACCTCAGGAAGGTTGAGGAGCGCGTGCTTGAGACGCTCAAGATTCCAAATGCCAAGGAGCTGCTTAATCCGCCGCTTGAGCCAAAGGAAACCAACGCCGTCGAAGAGAACGTCATGGCCACGATGGGCGCAGGCATCATCGCCTTCCCTGATCAGAATCATATCGCGCACCTTCAGACGCACATCGCATACCTGCAGAGCAACACGCTAGGCTCAAGCAGGCTGATGGCACCGACGTTCATCCCGGCAATTTTGGATCACCTGAAGCAGCACATTGCCTTCTGGTACTCTTCTGAGGTCTTCAAGATCGCAGACAGGGCCACCGGCACCGACGTCAAGGAAGACATTAAGACGCTCAAGAACAAGGATGAAAAACAAGCCTTGGACAGGATGCTCGCAGAGGCCAGCATGACCGTCTCGCATGGCGCGACAGATGCAATGCAGGCGCTGCCACCGATCATTGAGCAAGCTATCCAGATGATGCAGACGCTGCAGCCTCCGCCGCCGATGGATCCAACACAAGCGGCGCTGGCAGAGACCCAGCGCAGGGCCTCGGCCGATCAGGCGAACCTGCAGCTCAAGGGCGCTGCGCTTCAGTCAAAGAATCAGGAAGTGTCTGCAAAGATTGCCGGAGATCAGGCGGATCGCCAGCTCGAGGCGGCAAAGCTTCAGCTCATGGCCAGCAAGCAGCAGTCAGATCAGCAGACCGACATGTTCAAGGAACAGGCGGAGGATCGTCGCAAGGCGGCCGAGCTCAACACTCGCGAAAAGATGAACTCGCAGGACAATGTGACCGCAATGGAGCTCGCAAAGCTCGAGGTCATGTCAGGAGAACGGTTCAACGTCAGCACAGGCACTGGAATCAACCCGAATCCGTAAACAGGAGAAGATCATGCAGAAAGACACCAAGGGCAAGCCGGTATCGAAGGATGAAGGCCTTTCGATGCACAAGAAGCTGAAGATGGGGCTTCCTGTTGAGACCGGTGCCGGTAAGGGCGCGCTCGGCGGAAAGAATCCCCCGAAGACCAAGCCCTAATGAAGATTGACATGCTCTTGAGGCGCCTCGATGAAGAGCAGCGCAAGCTGGCTCACGAGGCGCTTCAGCATCCTCAAAGCAGAGACATCTTTGAGTATGGACGAGTCGTCGGCATGTACGCAGGAATTGATCACGTAAAAAACGTGATCATTGACATGATTGCAGAGAGGGAAAAGAGAGACTTTGATTTGTAGTTTGATGGAGAGGAGCACATGCAAGAGATTGCGAACACTATTAGCTTTGACTATTCAGGCCTTGATGAGGCTTTTCCGCCGTGTGATGCCGGCGTCGTTCCTTTTGGTAGCCGTGTGATGGTTCAGATCCGCACACCCAAGCGCGCAACGAAGGGCGGTATTGTCCTTCCGAGCGAGGTCAGGGAGACGGAGGTGTACAACACTCAGGTTGCCAAAGTGATCGGCAAGGGCGACTTGGCGTTCAAAAACCGCAACACGATGCAGCCTTGGCCAGAGGGGAGCTGGTGCGACGTCGGTGACTTCGTACGGGTTCCGCGATACGGCGGCGACAGGTGGACGGTAAAAACGCGAGATGGCAAAGACGAAGCCATCATCGTGATCTTCAACGATCTCGACCTAGTGGGCAAAGTAACGGGAGATCCTCTCGTTATTAAGGCCTTCCTATAAGGCTAAAAAAGGAGCCGGTCATGACAAAAGAAACAATGTCTGAAGATGATGAGAAGCAACAGGAGGAGATCCTTATTCCTGTTGAAGTCGACCCCAACGCCAATCCCGCAGAAACCGAAGACAGCGCCGCCGCTGACGAGGCGGATGAAAAGCAGGCCGCTCATGACGACGAGGATGACGAGGACGATCGCATCTCCGAAAGTCAAGACGACCTAGACGAACAGGTCACAAGCAAGAACCGCGACAAGCGGGTAAAGCGTCGTGAGCTGCGAAAGCAGGCCAAGGAGCGCACGCTGCGCGAAGTGCAGGCGCTCAGGCTTCAGAATGAGCAACTGATGAAGCGTCTTTCCTCTCTTGAGGGAAACGCCATCAACAACAACTCCATGTTGTTGGATCAGCGTCTCAACGAAGCCTCTCGAGAGATTGAGCAGGCTGAGATGATCATCGCTAGGGCGATCGAGGCTCAGAATGGTCAGGACGTTGCCGCGGCGATGAAGATGCGGGATGACGCAAAGGCCAAAGCCGCGCAGCTTGCTCAGGTCAAGGTTCGCCTTGATCAGGCAAGGGCTCAGCCTGCCAGAACGGATACGGATCCGCGAGTGGCGCTTTATGCAAAAGAATGGATCGAAGCCAACTCGTGGTACGACCCGAACGGGCGAGATGAGGACAGCGCAATCACCAATGCGATCGATAGCCGGCTGAAGTCGGAAGGTTACGATCCGGCTACCGAGGACTACTGGGTGGAACTGACCAACAGGGTTTCAAAGAGATTGGGTACCTCTCAAGAGCGTTCTGAGTCGCGCAACCAGTCGAGGAGTGATGAATCATCTTCCGAAAGAAGGAAGGCTCCTCCAATTGGGAACACGCGAGAACACGTGCCCGTTAGTACGAAGAGAGAAATTTATGTGTCACCTGAGCGCAAACAGGCTATGATTGATGCGGGAATCTGGGAAAACCCAGAGGCCCGTAACAAGATGCTGAAGGCGTATCGTGACTACGACAAAAGTTCGGCTCGCTAAAAGGAGTGATGCCACATGATCGAGTCTGATGATCGTCTGAAGAAGGAACAGGGTGTTGCTCGCCGGTCACGCGGCATGGACGACCGAGCAGTCGTTGAACGTCGTGAGGTTACCGAGGATGAGCGGCTGGAGATGTTCCGAAACCAGCTTTTCAATGACGCTTTGCCAGATTTGCCTCCTATTCCGGGGTACCATCTGTGCTGGCTGACGACGAAGAACCCGCGCGACAGCATCCATCGCAGGATGCAGTTGGGCTACACACCGGTTAAGCCTGAAGAGGTTCCCGGTATGGACTACGCCACCGTGAAGACGGGAGAATGGCAGGGGTTCATCGCCGTCAATGAGATGCTTGCGTTTAAGCTGCCCTTGAGTCTCTACGAGAGGTTCATGCAGGAAGCTCACCATGATGCTCCAGCACGGGAAGAAGGAAAGCTCGCCGAAGTCGCAGCAATGATGCGAGAACAGGCCGAGCGGTCCGGTGCCAAACTGATTGAAGGTGATGGCATGTCTGACTTGCGTCAAGGTCATCCTGCTCGCGGCATGTTTGAAGCCTGAGCAGGGTCGTTATTAAACCTTGATGGAGAACGGCTAATGTCTACTACTTCCCAGCCGTTTGGGCTTCGTCCGGCATACTCGCCGAGCGGTATTGTTCGTCCTACCGCTTACTCGATTACGTCGGGCTATACCTCAAACATTCTGCAGAACCAGCCCGTGAAGATCGGCGCTGACGGCACCATTGAGGCTGCCGCCATTGGCGAACGCTTCATTGGTACTTTCCAAGGCGTTGAGTTCACCGATACCGATGGCCGTCGTCGCGTCTCGAACAAGTGGACTGCGTCGACCGCTGCTACCAACATCGTTGCTTATGTGACGCTGGATCCGACGCTTGTGTACGAGATTCAGGCCAACGGCTCGATCGCTGTTGAAGACATCGGCTCGCAGGCCGACTTCACGACGATCACGGCCGGCTCGACGACCACTGGTCTGTCGGCCCTGATGCTCAACACCGGCACTTTGACCAACAGCGGCAATGCTTCGATGCGGATCATTGATCTCGCTCCCGGCCCGGACAATGCGTTCGGCGACAATTACACCATCGTTCAGGTCCAGATCAGCGAGCATCAGAATGTCGCCGATCGGGCCGCGTACTAAGCAAAGGAGATACTAGAACATGGCCACTCCAATGCGTAGTACAGACTTTCGTTCGATCGTCGAACCGATCCTGAACGAAGAGTTCAATGGTATTTATGAGCAGCGTGCCGACGAATGGGCACAGGTCTTTCGTGAATTTACGGGCATTCCCCGTAACTACCACGAAGAGCCTGTCCTGTACGGGTTTGGTGCTGCGCCCGAGCTGCCCGATGGTATGCCGGTGACCTATCAGTCTGGCGGCGTGCTGTTCATTCAGCGCTACGTCTACAAGGTCTACGGCCTCGCCTTCGCGCTGACCAAGGTGCTTGTCGAAGACGGCGATCACATTCGTATCGGCCAGACCTACGCTCGTCACTTGGCGCAGTCGCTGGTTGAGACGAAGGAGACGCTGGGTGCCAACGTCCTGAACCGTGCCTTCAACGGCGCGTACACGGGCGGTGACGGTGTGTCGCTGGTTGCTACCAACCATCCGATCGCCGCCGGCACGTTCAGCAACCAGCTCTCGACTGCTGCGAACCTTTCGCAGACGTCGCTCGAGCAGATGCTGATCCAGATCCGCAATGCTGTTGACAACAACGGTAAGCGTATCCGCCTCACGCCGAAGAAGATCGTCAGCGGTCCGAGCAACGTGTTCCAAGCCGAGGTGCTCCTCAAGAGCGTCCTGCGTGCTGGCACGGCGGACAACGACATCAACCCGGTGAAGTCGATGGGTCTGCTGGATGAGGGTCAGGCTAACCTGTCTCGTATCACCTCCACGACAGCGTGGTGGGTCGAGACGGATGCGCCGGAAGGCCTCAAGCTGGCAAAGCGTCGTGGTCTTGAGAAGAGCATGGAAGGTGACTTCGAAACCGACTCCATGCGCTACAAGGCGACGGAGCGTTACGCGTTCGGCTGGACCGATCCGCGTGGTGTGTACGGCACCGCAGGTATCTAATCCTGCAAACGGCAGGGCCGGAGCAATCCGGCCCTGTCTTCAACTGGGAAACTGTAGCTTGTCAGACCGCCCCAGCGGACGTTGCACAGACTGACAAGCGACTTGTGCAAGAGGAACTATCATGGGTCAGACTACTTTTTCGGGTCCGGTTCAGTCTCTGAACGGCTTCATCGGCGGCACTTCTTCCAGCCCCATTGCCGTCACCACCTCGGGTAACATCTCGAGCTCCTACGGCACGACGTCGGCAACGTCCGGCGATACGCGCCTCAACTACAGCAAGCTGACCTTCACCAGCACCGGATCCGGTGAGACGCTGCGTGCGTACTCGGTTGTTACCGGCGCGGGCGCTGCGGCTGGCGGCACGATCAACGGCGCGCACATCTCGCTGTCGATCAACGGCTCCGGCACGATCTCCGGCGCCGGAAACGCGCTGCGCGTGACGCTCGGCGGCACCTCGACGAATCCCGGCGGCACGATCGCTGCCCTGCAGCTCGACAGCGACTTCGCATCGGGTGGCACGTGGACCAACGCCTCGTACATCCGTTGCACGAACAGCGGCACTGGCACGATCGGCACGTTCGCTCAGCTTCCTGACGCACTGGTCGCAGCCGAGGCGGCTGCTGCTGTGTCGCACGTTATTCCCATCAAGAACGCGTCTGGCACGACGTACTACCTGATGGTATCCAACGCCGCATGATTATCACGAAAGAGTACCTTCTTTCTGAGATCGCCAATATGGAGCGGCAGCGAAATCATGCTCATGATGTCGCTGTCGCTTCTCAGGCCGCGATTGATGTCATGAACGGACTGATTACAAGATTGGATCTTCCTGACGCCAAGGGACCGGAGATCAAGTTCTCTGATCTAGGCCTTCAAGATCCGGTCCCTGTTCCGAAAACATAGCAGGACACCGAAATGCGCCCTATTCAGAAAACACTGCAGATGGCCGCTGCTGACGATAATGGCATCGTTACGGCCGAGACTCCGGTAAATGGGGTCGACCTCACCATTGATGGCGCATTGGCATCTGGTGGGGTTGCGACGCCTACTTACCCGGCGAATGTCACCTTCTCAAGCACTGACAACCTTTCGACGGTTGTGTTCACGGTAAGCGGCACTGACGTTTACAACCAGCCCGTTTCGGAATCGATTACCGGGCCGAACAACAACACCGTCACGACCACTCAGGTGCTCAAGACGGTTACTAAAATTGCCGTCGCTACAGCAAGCACGTTCACCACCGAAACGGTTGATGCCGGCGTGGCCGCTGTTGGCATCGGAGCCACTGCATGGTGGCCGTTGGATATTTACAATCCGAATCAGGTTACGACGATCTCTTGCAACCTGCTTGGCTCTGCCACGGCAACCTACTCGGTGCAGTACACGAACGAGGATCCGTTCGACACCAGCATCACCCAGTTGGCGGTCGCGCATCCTGTCGCAGCCCTGACCAGCGCAAGCGCTGATCAGACTGCGTTCACAACCACTCTTATGCGTGCCGTGCGCGTAAACGTTGCATCTGGCTCCGGCGAGATGCGCGTAACTGTTGTTCAGCAGTCGACCAAGTAAGGTTCACGACATGAACGATTTGTCGTTTAGCTCACAGATCAACCTTGTGAAAGGTATGCTGAGTGAAGCTATCGGCAATCGTGCGCTTCCTCACCTCCCGCCTGCACTCGGCGGGAATCCTGCCCTAACCGGTCGCCCTCCTGCGTTCACTCCGTCGCAGGGGGCGCCAATGATGGGGCCCCAGCCACCGCAAGGCCTGCAAGGTCAGATGCAAGCTTCTTCTGGGCCGAGCGGTGTGCTGGCTTCTTATGCTCAACCGGGCGCTCAACCGGTGCAGCGATTTGCTGCAGGCGGCGGCGCGTGGACAAGGAAAGAGGGGAAAAATCCAGAAGGCGGCCTGAATGCCAAGGGCAGGGCCAGCCTTCGCGCTCAAGGTCATGACATTAAGCCACCGGTCAGCGCGAAGCAGGCGAAGAAGAGCCCAAAGGCTGCAGCTCGTCGCCGTTCCTTTTGCGCTCGAATGAGCGGAATGCCGGGCCCTATGAAAGACGATAAGGGTCGCCCGACGCGCAAGGCGCTGTCGTTGCGAAAATGGGATTGTCGCTGATTTTTAGAGGTATGCCATGATCAAGTACGTTAAAGATTTCTCCTTCCCGCCGTCTGCTGGCTTCAGCGGATCCGCCGGAAAGCAGATGGTTAAGGGGTACGCTCGAGGCGGCCAGCCCAAGGCGCAAGCTAAGGTCGGCAAGGTCATGGGCGAGTATGGCAAGGGCGAGCTTCACAGCGGCTCGAAGTCTGGTCCATTGGTCAAGAATCCAAAGCAGGCTATTGCGATCGCCCTGAGCGAGGCCCGTAAGGCCGGCGCAAAGATGCCGGTCAAGAAGGCCGAAGGCGGCACAGTGAAGGAGCCGAAGTCGGCCTACCCGAAGATTGAGACGCCCACCCAAAAGAAGGCTCGAGAGCAGCAGGCTCAGGACGTCATGGAGCGCGCAAGCAAGCACGCCGATGAGCTGGCCAAGGGCCCGGGCTACGAAGGTGGCGGCCGGGTCAAGCCGGCTGTGATGCCCGGCAAGTCCGGCACCGCGGGCCGCCCGGAATCGACGGGCCTTGACCGTGCCGCTGAAATGAGCGGTCGCGCTATGCCGACGATCGGTCGTCCGGCCATGAAGAAGGGCGGCAAGGTCAAGAATTACGCCGATGGTGGCTATGTGAACGAAGAGCCGGGCTATGAGCAGGGGTATGCGGGTACTGCCGTTATGCCGGGCCGCTCTGGCGTTACAGGCCGACCGAATTTAACCGGTCTTGGGCGCGCCGCTCAGATGAGTGGCCGTACGATGCCTACTACGGGTCGTCCGGCTATGAAGAATGGCGGTAAGGTTGTCGAAAAGGGCTCCGGTGAGGCCTATGCCTCGAAGGCCGCCATGAAGCGCCACGAGGCCAAGGAAAGCGCCGCCAAGGAGCGTGCCGAGCATGGCAAGGCGAAGGGCGGAAAGATGGCAGACGGTGGTGTAGTTGTGCCATTGCGAAAAACATCCATTGGCCCAGCCTCGCTTCCCGCTCAGGCCGCCGATCGCGCTCGCGAAGCGATTGCTGCAGCTCAAGATCGAGCTGCAGCTAGGCAAGCGTCTTTTGGCGTTAGGGGGCGTTCAGAGGAGGGCGGGCGAGGAAAGGTCGAGCAGAAGGACATTGTTTCACGTGAAACAAAGGCCAGCCCTCGCTCGATGATGGATCGGCGCCAGACTGAGCGGATGCGCCGGTACGAAGGCCAGCGCCCTAACCTGACCCCGATGGTCATGAAGAAGGGCGGCTATGCAGAAGGTGGCAAGATGGCCGACCTCAAGCAGGACAAGCAGATGGTCAAGGCTGCAGTCCATAAGCACGAGAAGGCGATGCACCCCGGGAAGCCGATGACAAAGCTGCGCAAAGGTGGCATGGCTTGCTAAATAGGTGAAGTGAATCGGGCGCTGGTTTTACGCCAGCGCTCGAATTCGCTATATTTCAACGGCCAGAGATGCCTGCTCGCGATAGTAGGCTGCTGATCATAACAGCGAGCAGGATCTGATGGCTTTTTCAAACACGGTCTCACAAACGGTTTTCAACACACGCAAGGTCATCGACCATGCGTTTCGGCGTTGCAAAATCCCGGCTCAGCTCATCACGGCCGAATACATCGACATCGCCAACGATCAGCTATACCTGATCCTTAGCGACCTTGCCAATCAGGGTACGCCTCTTTGGTGCATCGAGAAGGTCATCATGCCGCTCTATAACGGCACTGGTGATGTCACGCTGGCCAAGAAAGTGGTCGACATTCTGAACTCAAACCTGCGCCAGCTTCAGCAGGTAACCGGCACCGATTACGACACTTCGACCACCCGTACGGTCGACTTCACCTCTGACGCTTTTGTCACGACAGTGGGCGTTCTCTGGACGGCAAACAGTGTGCCTCTCGCTCTTGAGCGTTCGGATGACAACATCCTATGGACGACAGTGCAGACTGAGACGGTCACTGCGGTGGCCGGTGAGTGGTCGTGGTTTGATCTTGATTCGAGCGTTGCGAGCCGCTACTTCCGAGTGCGCGCAACATCCGGCACGCTTTTCTTCGATCAAATCTATCTCGGCAATACGCCGACAGAAATTCCGCTTGCTCGCATGAATCGTGACGACTACACGAACCTGCCGAACAAGAGCTTCCAGTCAAACAGGCCGTTGCAATATTGGTTTGATCGTCAGATCAATCAGCCCATCATGCACCTCTGGCCCGTCCCTAATGAAGGTGCAGAGGTCAAGCAGCTCGTGCTTTGGACTCAGCGCTACATCATGGACGTCGGCACGATGACCCAAGAGCTAGAGATTCCTCAGCGCTGGTACGAGGCGATTGTTGCGCTGCTTGCGTCAAAGCTTGCGATGGAGATCGCAGAGGCCGACGCCAGCCTTATTCCTATGCTTGATCAGAAGGCTCAGTTCTCGCTTTCGATCGCGCAGGCAGAGGAAAGAGACAACTCTCCGATGATGATTGCGCCAAATATTTCTCCGTACACGAGGTAGCCATGAAAGGTTTTCTCGACACGAGAGGAAGGCAGTATCTGGCAATCGGAATCTGTGGCCGCTGCAGCCTCAAGTATCCAATTGATGAACTGTTCTCTGATCCTAATTTTCCGGGACTGAAGGTCTGCAAGAAGGATCTCGACGTCTACGATCCGTGGCGAGAGCCGGCTCCTGCGCCTGAAAACATTGCCTTGATGTATGCAAGGCCAGACACAGAGTTGACTTGAGGTCGTCATGGAAAACAGCAACGAGATTAAAATCTTCAAAGAGCAGGCAAGAGCAGAAATGCTCCGCCTAGAGGCCAAGACTTCCTCTAAGGAAGTCGCCGGTAAAGCCATCGGTAAGGATGGCCTAAAGTACATCACGGCCATCGTTGTGATAGGCGTTCTTTCCAGCATTGTGTTGGACTCTGAAAAGATTGCTGCCGTAATGGGTTTGCTCGGTTCTTCGCTGACCGCGCTGATTGCCATGCTTTCAAACATTGCCGGCGCGACCGAGAAGGAAGAAAAGCCTGAGTTCCGCGTCATCAATGAGCTGATCTCCAAGCTGGACAAGCTGGACAAGAAAGAAATGCCGATGCGCGTTGATGTCGATGGACAACACGTAACTGTTACAAAAGGCGAAGACGTCGTTAAGGCGGCAAGGTAATGGCTAAGTATCTCAACACGAGAGGCCAGCCGACATTGGCTATCGGTATCTGCGGGCGATGCAGCCGCAAGATGCCGATCATGCAATTGCAACCAGACCCAAATTACCCGGGGCTTCTTGTTTGCGATGAGGATCGAGATGTTTACGATCCCTACAGGTACGCACCAAGGCAGCCGGATACGCTTTCGCTGCCGTTTGTAAGGCCAGATACGCCAATTCCCACAAATCCGCTCGGCGTTATCTCTCAAGACGGAAACTCGTTCCTCATCACTGAGGACTCAGAGGAGTATCTCAAGCCGTGAGTGACGTCCCAAGTAATCTGATTCCAAGCAGAATCACTCAGCTACCGGAGTACGCTGGCTCGAGCACTGATGGCTATCTTCCATACGTTATCTCTGGAGTGACGTACAAGGTTCAATTTTCTCAGGTATCCGCAAATGTCACAGTTCCACCTTCGCGTACTATCTACGCTGGTACTGGTCTTACTGGTGGCGGGGACCTGTCTGCTGATCGGACTATTTCTGTTGCCAATGGCGGTATTGGTTACGATCAGCTTGCCCTATCTGGTGTTGTTGCGGGCACTTACGGCTCTGCAACGGAAGTTTCGTCAATTACGGTCGACAGCAAAGGCAGAGTAACCTCTGCCGTCAATGTTCCAATTGTCCTGACCGGATATGTTCCAACAAGCAGGCAGGTTATTGCTGGAACAGGATTGAGTGGTGGTGGCGCTCTTTCGTCTAACGTCACGCTGGATGTTGATTTCTCGAGCAGCTCACCGCAGCCGTTAGGAGTTGCGACGCCCGGTGTATCGGATGTCGCGTCGAGAGAGGATCACGTTCACCCCGCCGTTGACCTGTCCAACACCATCGAAACTCAGGGAGTGCTCCCCTTGGGTCGCGGCGGCACTGGAGATTCGTTGTCTCCGGTCTCTGGTGCTGTCGTGTTTTCAGGGAACACGCACCTTGCCTTGTCCGATGTCGGCATCGCCGGTCAATACCTGAAGTCAGGCGGCGCGAGCCCTCCCTATTGGGATTCCGGAAACGGCCCCACAGGGCCTGCCGGCGCTACCGGACCCACAGGACCTACTGGTGCCGACTCGACAGTGGTGGGCCCAACAGGCCCCACTGGAGTTGGCCCCACTGGCCCGACCGGCGCCGCCTCTACTATTGCAGGCCCGACAGGCCCGACTGGTGTCGGTCCGACCGGCGCAACTGGCCCTACCGGAGCAGCGTCGACCGTAGCAGGCCCAACTGGTCCTACAGGCGCAAATGGAGCCACAGGGCCAACCGGTCCCACAGGCGCAGACTCCACCGTAGCGGGTCCCACTGGCCCTACAGGCTCTACTGGCTCTTCAGGCCCTACTGGCCCAACTGGCGCGACGGGTCCGTCTGGTACGGGACCTACCGGTCCGACCGGTGCTCAAGGCACTACCGGCCCGACTGGTCCGACCGGCGCCACTGGCGCGACTGGTGCTGGCGGCGCGCTTGGGTATTGGGGAGCCTTCTGGGATACGACAACCCAGACCGCGGCCGCGGCAAACACCGCCTATTCCGTGACGATCAACAGCGCCGATCCTTCAAACAACGGCGTCAGCGTCGCGAGCGGATCAAGAGTTACGTTTGCTAATACCGGTGTCTACAGCCTAACGTACTCTATTCAGTTCACTAATAGCTCAGCATCAATTCATGATGCTAACGTCTGGCTGAGAAAGAACGACAGCGGTAGCTCTGGAGATGTCGCGGATACTGACAGCAAATTCTCAATTCCGAATAAGCATGGTTCAATTGATGGCGCTCTCATCGGCACCGTCAACTTTGTGCTCAGCTTGACCGCTGGCGACTACATTGAGCTGATCTGGGCAACGACGGACACCAGCGTTAATCTAACAACAATCGCAGCCGGTACATCGCCCACAAGTCCGCGCATTCCAAGCGTTGTTCTTACCGCAACTCAGGTGATGTACACGCAGGTAGGTCCGACTGGCCCGACTGGCGCTCAGGGTGGTGGTATCAATTACAAGGGCACGGTAGCAAACAGCAGTGCCCTTCCGTCATCTGGTAACACGACCGGTGATGCTTACGTCACTTTGGACAACGATCACCTGTGGATTTGGAATGGCTCTTCTTGGGTAGATAACGGTCCCGTAGCGGCTATCGGACCCACTGGCCCCACTGGAGCAACTGGACCAACGGGAGCCAATGGCTCTAATGGCGCCACTGGTCCAACGGGAGAAGCCGGTCCTACCGGTCCTACGGGTTCTGCGGGTGCTACTGGCCCTACTGGACCCACCGGGACCGCAGGCAGCGCTGGACCGACTGGACCCACCGGCTCGGCGGGTTCTGCAGGCGCCACGGGTCCGACAGGTCCTACCGGACCGACCGGAGCGGACTCCACGGTCGTCGGTCCCACAGGCCCCACGGGCTCTGCAGGCAGCACTGGCCCCACAGGCCCCACCGGGGCAGCGGGCACCGCAGGACCGACAGGTCCGACCGGAAGTGCCGGATCCAATGGTCCGACAGGTCCTACGGGACCGACGGGCACCGCGGGCTCCAATGGCCCCACCGGTCCCACGGGCCCCACCGGGTCTGCCGGCACCACGGGCGCCACTGGCCCGACAGGTCCGGCCGGCACGGCTGGCTGGGTGCGTACGAGCTTTACCGCAACGGCAGGGCAGACCGTATTCTCAGGCCTGACCTACACGGCCGGCTACATCGAGGTCTTTGTCAACGGCGTCCTGTTGGCCACCTCGGATTACACGGCCACCAACGGCACCTCGGTCACGCTATCCTCTGCTGCAACGGCAGGCGATATTGTCGAGGTTGTTGCGTACAACATCGGCAGCTTTGGCGCTGCGGGTCCGACTGGTCCGACCGGACCAACCGGGGCGGCCTCTACTGTCGCTGGTCCTACCGGCCCCACGGGACCCACTGGCAGCACTGGATCTACAGGCCCCACGGGGCCCACAGGAACCACAGGCGCTACTGGCCCTACCGGGCCGACTGGTAGCACTGGATCAACTGGTCCGACTGGCCCTACCGGAAGCACAGGCTCGACGGGACCCACTGGTCCCACAGGCAGCACGGGCGCTACAGGACCTACTGGTGCAACCGGCGCAACGGGCCCGACCGGTACGACGTTCATCACACCGAACGCTCAGACGAGCTCCTACACGGTGGCGTCTACTGACACTGGCAAGTACATCAACATCACGACCGGTGGTGTGACCTTTGCGACGACGACGGCGTTCACCTCTGGCGATGCTGTGACGATCTACAACAACAGCAACGCCAATCAGACCATCACTCAAGGTGCATCGGTGACGTTGCGCTGGGCCGGCACAGGCAACACTGGCGATCGAACCTTGGCGCAGTACGGCATTGCTACAGCGCTTTGCGTGGCAAGCAATACTTATGTGATTTCCGGTGCAGGCTTGAGCTAATGGCAAGTTTTCAACAGCACCTACTGGCAAGGCAGCTTGTTCCGCTAACCATCGTCATCACCACATCCGGCGCTGGAAGCTACACCGCGCCTGTTGGATTTTCGTCCGTTACTGTTGAATCTATCGGCGGCGGTGGTAACGGGTTTGGTAACAACGCTGCGAATAACAGGGCCTCTGGCGGCGGCGGGCAGTACGCGATAAGCAATGCCAAAATCGCCGTGACCGGCGGCACAACGATTGTTTATTACAGCGTCGGAGCCGTCGCTACGGATAGCTGGGTGAATGTCGGAACGAACTCTGCACCAGCCGCCGCAACGGCAGGATGTCTGTCAAAGGCGGGAACAAGCGCAACGTCAGGCACAGCGGGCGTTGGCAACCAAGCTGGCTCCATTGGCGCAACGACGCGCAACGGCGGCAACGGTACAACCGGTAACAACTCTGCCGGCGGCGGTGGCGCAGGCGCGTCGACGGCTGGATCTGGATCGACAGCGGGTACAGACACGACAAACCTGAGCTCGGTATTAATGGGCGGCGGCACAGGTGGCGCATATAACTCGGGAACAGGCACAGCGCCCGGCGGCGGTGGTGGCGGTGGTGGCGCAACTGGAACAAATCCTGCGGGCTCTATTGGCCGCGTCCGCTTAACCTTCTATGTGTAAAAAGGAAGCGACATGACCATTCCGCGCAATCTATCCAAGCTCGCAGTCGGCGCTGATACCAGCGGCGTTCTTGGTGTCAGCTATGGCGGAACTGGTGTAACGACAAGCACTGGAACGACCACTCTTGTTTTAGGAACAACGCCAACTATCACCGCATTGCGTGAAGTAAAAACCGCTATCAGCGCAAGCGCGATTGATCTTGCAACAGGAAACTACTTTAGCAAGACAATCACGACCACAACGACGTTTACGGTATCAAATACTCCCTCGACGGGTACAGCGGCCAGCTTCATTCTTGACCTGACAAACGGCGGCGCTGCTACGGTCAACTGGTGGTCTGGCGTGAAGTGGGCTGGCGGAACTGCACCTACACTGACTGCTTCTGGTCGTGATGTGCTCGGCTTCTTCACCTACGACGGCGGCACCACTTGGAGCGGCTTCGCGCTCGGGCTGGATGTAAAGTAATGAGCACTAGGGAAATGCTTTTTGCTGCGGCTGGCGCTGGCGAGTCGTATTGGATTGATGAAGTAGGTGACGGGGGGTTCACTCTTGCCACCTATGGAAGCAGCTTAAGCAACAACATT